TACTACTAAGGACGGAACACAAGTATATAAATGCTTTGGTTGTGGTAGAGCATTAACTATCATTGCATTAGTGGAGATACTAGCAAAGACAACCAGAAGAAAGTCAATCGAATTTATCAAGAGAGTTTACAATATTGAATTGATAGAATCGGATTGGATGAGAGAACAAAGAGAGATAATGAGGGAGAATGTATACTATCTGGATACAGAAGAATTCAAAATAGAATTCCCAAACTTATCGAAGCTAATAAGGACTAGGAAAATTCATTTAAAAGCCTTGATTACATATTTTTCACAGCTTATTAGTGAGGAAATCCAACTAAATGACAAACCTTTATTTTTCAGTGGATATCCTAAGTTATTAGAGGTATGCGGTATCAATCCCAAAAAGGATATTAAGCTATCTCAATCACTTACATTATTCCACCTTTTAAACCTAATTGAAAAGGTTCAACCTGATAAACTTCCAAAGGATCAGTTGAATAAAGCAAAGCATATCAGTGCTAAATATGGGTTTAAAAAGTTGACAAGCTTCTACCAGTTCAATGAATATGGTTATCTTCTCCTTGAAGAAAGTGAAGAGATTGCAAAGGAACTTATTGCAAAGAATATATCAATCAAAGGTATTAGCAGAGAGTATATAATGCGTACTTTTGGAACTGAATTAGCTGACAAGGTATATCCCCAGTACAGATATGAAAATCACAGAGGTAATGGAGTATCAAAGAAATCTGATGAAATGACAATGAAAATCAGTGAAGCTTTACTTGATGTGATAAGTAATCAAGGCTACATAAGGGAATGTGATTTAAAAGTTACTAATAAGATTGAAACTCAATGGAAAAAGAGTATACAAGAAATATTAGATGCTTATGGACTTGTGAGAGTTAGAGCAACTAAGTCGAATAAAGAGAAGTATAACATTCCTGACGAAATACCATATCAATCATTTGTGATTGTAAAATCTGAATAACACTCTAAGGGGGTAGGAAAACAACACCCCCTTTTTTGATGCAAAAATATAAATAAGGAGATTAATAAAATGGATGATAAAACTTTTAGATATAAGAATGAGATAGTAGGCGTAGTACAGTTACAAGTAATGGATAAGATTATTACAAAGGAGATTACACTTGAAGAAAAGAATTATATCATGGAACAAATGCTTGAAAAGGATTGTGATTTTCTCCTTTTAGGAACTACATTTATAAATAAAAAAGCTATATATATTATTGACTTTCCACAAAGACAACAGGAGGTAGTACAGTAATGGAAAGCAAAAGTGCAACGATTGAAAACGGTAAAAGAGTACCTATGGAAGAATTCACAATTCATTTTCTTGATGGAGAAAAGAAAACTCTAGGTATGGATAGATATCATTTTAACGAACTATTAAAACAGATACAAGACAACAATCCAGTTTTAGAAATTGGTGGATTTTATATCTATAAGTCTAGTATTAAGTACTTTGAAATTTAAGGGGGTACATATGGGTAATTTACGAAACGAATCGATTAATCAGAAATTAGAGAAGATCGTACCGAAATATATAGCAAGGTTTATAATCTGGTTCAATACGGACGCTGAAAAACGCTGTCCTTTTGATGATTTAATGACATATGAACCGAATATGAAAGGAAAATCACTAGAAGATTGTAAGGAATGGTTGACTAGACAAGATGCAATAGAAGCACAAAAAGTCTATCATAAGCACATGAAAGACTATAATCTTATGCAATTATACGAAAGTATGCTTGATAAGGCTCTACAAGGAGATGTGAACGCTGCCAAATGGGTAGAGAACTTCTCTAACTCTCCTTTCTTTGAAGATAAGGCTGACGATGTAGAAAACTTTATGAAGAATGTCAATATTCCTGCCTTGAAAGGTAAGGTGTAGAATGGCTTTAAGTAAAGAAAGTCAAATGAAGCTTTCTTATTTATGGGAAGATGAACATAAAATTGATTGGATTGAAACATTCATCAAAATAGCAGATAAAGAAAGTAATATTGTACCGTTCATACTGACGGACGAACAAAGAGAATTTGTTGATAATCTGGATAAGGAGAACGTAGTATTAAAAAGTAGACAATTAGGGCTATCCTCTGTGGTTATAGCCCTTTCTATTCGTGCTTGTATAGTAAAGGATAATATTACAAGTGTACTTATATCTCACGATCAGAAGTCAACGAACGCTATCTTTGCAAAGCTAAAACAACAGTTCTTTTCTCTTCCTGATTGGATAAGACCAGAACTATTGACGAATAACCGACAAGAATTATCCTTTGCTAATGGTGGTAAAATCACTTGTATGACAGCAGGGAATAAAGACTTACTCCGTGGGGAAACGGTCACAGGCTATGCACATTTAAGTGAGTTTGCATTCTGGAAAAATCCAGAGAAGCAAATGAAAGCAATTAGTCAAGCAATCTCCGAAACTGGTATTGTAGTAATCGAATCTACAGCCGATGGATTTAATAAGTTTAGTGAAACATATTATCAAGCTAAGAATGGTGAGAACTCTTATAAACCATTCTTTTTTAATTGGATAAATGGTAAGACATTATTCTTAAATCACTATAGAAACTCTGTAACAAGGTATACCGCTATTCATGGTAAACCATTATCTATTAATGACTTAGACGAAACAGAAATAGAATTGAGGTCACTAGGAGCAACCTTGGATCAGCTTACATGGAGAAGACAGAAAATAGCTACGGACGGACTTGAAACATTCAATGTCGAATATCCGTCTACAGATACAGAGTGCTTTACTTCTACAGGAACACAGTTATTTGATGCTAAACGCATTGAAACAACCTTGACAAGTATTATAAGGGATAAGATTAAACCACTTGCAAAGGACAAAATAATAGGCTTACCAGTACTATTACAACAGCACTATGGAACATCATTGTCTATCTGGAAAATACCAGTACCAAAGGAGAAGTATTATATCGGTGTCGATTGCTCCGAGGGTATAGGACAAGACTATTCTACAGCTATAGTATTAGATAAAAATGGGGAACAAGTAGCCGAATTTAAGAATAACAAGATTAAACCATATCAGTTAGCAGATATCATTGACACACTAGGAAGATACTACAACAAAGGTAAATTGATAGTAGAGAAAGCTTCTGGCGGTCATGCTCTGATACAACGATTGAAATATGAAAAGAAGTACGGAAATATGGAGAAATATAAGGCTTACGATGAATTTAACCGTGTAAGATATGAAACTGGATTTGATACTAATAATAAGACTAAATCACTTATGGTAAACGAAGCTAGAGAATGGTTTGAAAAAGGTTTATTAAGGGTATGGAGCAGAGAATTATTAGAAGAGATGAAAGTATATATCATGCATGATAATGGCTCTATGGGGGCGGTAAGTGGCTCACATGATGATTTAGTTATGGCTTTGTGTCTTGCTATCGTAGGGATTAAATCATATAACTATTATCCGTTTTAGAAAGGAAATAATATGGACTATTCAAGCTTAGAATTTCAATGCTTTGCAGATACTTACATGGGTATTTATAAAAATCATGGTCATAAATTCATTATCGTAAAGAGTGAAAATAACTTTGAATTTTATGATACACAGGACGAAGCTTTAAAAGCATTAAGTACAAGTAATGAAGTGGGTACTTATGAAATATTTGAATGTGATGGTGATCCTGATAAACATTTAGATTTATTATATAAAGCTTCACAGCACGAAAATAAGACAGAAAACAAGTTACAAGATTATTATAAGTTCTCTGATGGTATAGCTGCCATTAGTGAATTTTAATTGAAAGGAGTTTAACATGACTATACAAGATTACAAAGCTACCTTTGATATGCCTGAAAGATGGTTTATTGAAGAGGTTGAAAACAGATATCACAGACAGAGAATAGCAAATGTAATAAATAACCGTGATTATCTGCAAGGTATTCATAAAGTATTATTGCGTGAGGATAGCGAGTATAAAGGTAAAACCTTAGTTACAAGAAAGACAATTATTCAGTATGCTAAGACTATCCTTAAATTCCATACTACATATTTACTTGGTAAACCAGTTTCATTATCTGGAGAAGAAACCACAGTAAAAGCATTCAATGAGATTTATAAAGATGGTCTATTTGATACTGTAGATTATCAGATACTTGATAGAGTTAATAAGTACGGTGATGCATTCGAGTACATTTATATTGACAATGGTAAGATTAAAAGTAAGGTATTTGATAGTGCTGATAGTTACCCAGTATATACAGATCAAGGCGAGTATATAGCCTTTATAGAGCATTGGACGGATGCTTTTAGTTGTATTGGTTATTACAATGTATATTATCCTAATTCCGTTGAATATTGGAGTAATGAGGGTGGAGAACCTAGACTTATTAGCACTAAGTTAAATGTAGTAGGATTGCCTATTCACTATCATAATTTTAGTGAAGCAGATTATATGTATGGAGAAAGCTTTCTAGCAGATATCAAGCCTTTACTAGATGAATTAGAGGATATTATATCTAAGATGGGTGACGGTGTGTATATCAATCTCCTTAATCCTATGCCTGTGGTTACTGGTCAGAGAATAGAGAGTAATATCCCTGCTGATGCAACAGGATATTGTCTTAACTTAGAGATAGGCTCTGATTACAAGGTTGTATCTTCTGATATGGATTACAGTACTATCAAGCTATATTTAGATAGTATTAAATCCTTAATCAATGATATAGGTTGTATACCTAGTGCAGTAGGAAGTAGTACTAATATTGCTAATGTGTCAGAGGTTGCCTTGTCTATGCTATTCCATATGGCTACAGTAAACGCAACGGATTCACAGAAATGGCTTAATGTAGGCTTTAAAGAACGCTTTGAGAGGTTCAAGAAAATATTAGCATTGATAAATAAACCAGTAAGTGGTAATATTGAGGTTGAATATAATATTAGTATTCCAGTAGCCACAAATGAGCTTGTAGGAAACCTTAAGACTATGCGTGATATGGGTGCTATATCTATTGATACTATCATGGATAAAAGTGAGTATATTAAGGATGTAGCGAGGGAAAAAGAACGTATCGCAAAGGAAAGTAATAAGGTGGAACAAAGTGATATCACTGTGATATAATCTAATTATTTTTATAATCACTGTGCTACTTGATGTATAACAAAGCAGGTATACTTGTCATAATTTGGGTTGAATAGTTATTCATTCCGAATGCATAAAATGTCAGGTATGCTTGCTTAAATTTATACTCAACTATGCGTTAAACCATAGTTTAGCGAATAGACCAGAAATTCCCAAAAACACTGAAAGCCTTGTAAATAGGGCATTGTAGACATTTCGTAAATATAGTTTGGAATAGTTGACATCATTCTGAATATTATACATAGAATTACTGCATATATATACATGAAAATGGCTGATTTTGCATAGATATACATGGTTTATGCATAAAGAAATATACATTCAAAATGCATAAATAAAAGGCTTTTACCCCTATCTGGAAATAATTTCCCTATCTAATCACTTTTTACCACACAGCCAAATTTTAAGAATGTCCATGACGGACACAGAAAGGAATACAAACTATGACAATGATTGATAGATTAAAGTTAGAACTAGGTCACAAAGAGTATTTTACAGATGATGAATACTTACAGTTATTAAAAGAAAATGGCTATGATACAACTATTCAGCCTGACTATAACAAAGAAACGGATCAGAAAATGCTATTGCTTACTGTACTGGATATTCTAGAAGCGGTATCTAATGACGTTGATTTGATGCGTAAGGTTGAAACTGAATTTACTACTACAAGTGATGCTTTCAAGTATTTACAAGAAAGAATTCAGACCGTAAGAAGTAGAATAGCAGCCATTCCAGAAGCAGACGAAGAATATTCTGATTTCACATTGATTTATAGTCGAAAATAATTCTTGCATTGGTGATATATAAGTGATACAATCAACATATAAATTATGAAAGGTGGTATCACTGAATGACGGAGCAAGAAAAAGAGATAGCAACCATAAAGGAGAGAACATTCAAACTCAAATTATCGGATGCAGATGTAAAAAGAATATATAAGAAATCTGGTGAGGTTGGTTTGACCGTATCGGAACTATTAGAAAATTTCATTGGTGATCTTGTATGTGGAACTTATAGTAATGGTTCTGATGAAAGAGATAAAGCAGATGAATGGTTCAACCGTTGTTGGTTTGGTATGTTTCCAGACAAGACATTTCTAGGATATCTTATAGGAGAATGGCAACTAGATAATGTATTAGAATTATGGGATGATATCAAAACTAATAAAGAAGAACTTGAATATTCTGAAACTCATAAGGATGAATTTGATGATGATGAAATAGAAGCATTAAAAGAAGATTTAAAATGTTGGCAAGAGGAACTTGATGAAATCTTTTCAGATTTTAAGAAGTGTGCAAAGGACGAAGAGACAGGAACTTTGGAAGAAGAACTTGAAAAAATCATCAAGTGGAATGATGAAATGAATGCCATGTCAACAGATTTGCAAGATTGAAAACTACCTTTAAAATCATTAATTATAAGCCATTTTAAGCCTTTATTTTATCAATTAGGTATAAATCCTTGCCTAAGATAATTTAAAGGCTTTTAAACGCTTATAGAAAGGAAAAACAATAAGAATATGGATACTTTATATAGACAGTTTAAAGAAGCTTTAAAGAGAGAGGGAAAAACGGTCAAAGGGTACTATAATAATACTGACTATACTTGCCTTTTTAGAAAGAATACAGATGGTAATACCACTGATGGACACGTAACAATATTCTATGAGATTGGATCAGGAATATATCAAGGTCAATTACTCTCCTTTGGAGCAAAACACTATATAGTTTTAAATCGGGAAACAGCCGAAAATTCGGTTTACTACAAGTCTGCTCTATTGGAATGTAATATCTTATTACCATTGGTGGAGAACATGAGATATAAATATATTCCATGCTATGCCTATAATATGACTTCTCCAACGGTTATATCAGGTAGTGTGATTACTACATTAGATGGAAAATGTGAGATTATATCAGAGTACACAGATAAGTTTACAACTTCAATAATTGATCTGATGGTTAATATATTGGGGGGATATTATAAAATTAGGAACGTGCATAATAAGTCTGGAATTGCTCATGTATATGTAGAAAGAGGTATGCAGCCAACATGGACATATGATTTTACCTTAACAGCAGATGCTTCACAGTATATTATTAATACCACTACAACATTAATACCACTTGCAACAAAAAGTGGCATAGTAGACGATACCGCAACGATTACATATACATCTAGTAATAATGCTATTGCTACTGTAGATTCGAGTGGTGTGGTGTCCTTTATTACAGCCGGTACTGTAACAATCACAGGAATATGGGTACAACAGAATAAAACCGCCACAGTAACATTAACAGTATTATCGGAAATATTACCTTATACATTCAATCTAACTACTCAATATTTACCAGAAGATACTTGTTATTTAGGAAGTGCAAAAATATACAAAGTATCATTAGTTGATAAAGCTACATCACTACCAGTTGATTTTACTCCATCATGGTCATTCAATTGGAACGGTATAGCTTCTAATAACTTTACGGTTACTTATCCAGCTACATATCAATGCTCCATAAAAACACTTGATGATAACTATGATTTATTAGGTTTAACCTATGTTGTCACTTGTAGTTGTACTTATAATGATAAGTTATACTCTGATAGTCTAACGGTAACGATTGAAAGCTTATACTAAAATTAAAGAGGGTCTAATATGTTTTGGCATATCATAAACCCTCTTTTAGTCATTTGCTATTCTTTTTCTCATTTTCAAGATGTGCAGCAAGTATAGAAACTATATAGTTTGATGTATTTCTTATATTTTTCTTTGCTAAATCGTCAAGTTCTTTCTTCATTTCCTTAGTGACAGTGACTAATATTCTCACTTTATCATCACTAACCATAAAATCACCTCATTTCATTTGATACTACTATAATACTACATATCTAAGTGTAAATCAAGTGAAAATTTTTGAAATTAATTGTTGACAGGTGATATCACAAGTGGTATTATTTACCTAAGAAGTGATATTAACTACTTCGAAACAAAAAACACACAAAAAAGGGAGATTAAAAAGTATGGCTAATTATGATCTATTTAAAGGAACTAGAGAAATTGAGATTGACGAATTACAGGACAGCCTTTCAACATTACTATGGCAGAGTGGAGTTGAAAAGTTCAAAATCACAGAAGCATTCAGAACAAAGGAAGAGGGGTATGAAGCAAAGGAATATATTTTAGAGGGTCTTGAGGTTGAAGTAGAAAATGGAATAGCTTGCTTTGGAGATGTAAACGATGATATTTATAATGAGTATCATGTATTAATGGCTTTACCAGTTGATATGGTTAAATTCTATACTTTCAATTCTAGGATATTTGAAATCGTTTGTACTGATGGATTAATCATTATTCAAGCAATTATGCCGTGACTGGTTGGTTATATCGAAGATTTAGAAATAGTTGATAAACTTAGTGATATCACTTAAATATATATTGACATCACTAATATAATATGGTATACTATAGGTGTAGGGGAGAAGTCCGTCCTTACACCTATTAGACATTAAAAAATACACATAAGGAGAGATTTAATGAAAGAGGATAAAAAACTATTAGATGTGCAGATTATATCCTTACAAGCAAGTACTATTGTAAGGTCAATGCTTTCAAAAGATAAAACGGTAAACTTAAAAGAATATATGTATAAGGGAATACTTCCTTATTCGCTTGATTTAATCAAATTAAGAGAGATTGCACCTAAGACATTCTTTAGTGTAAAACATAGCAAATATGAGAGAAATAAGGCTATTGTCAATGTTGAATTTGACACAGCTTTATATAGTTACATAGAGGAAGAAAATTATGTAGGTAGGGAAACAAGAAACGGTGGGTATAAGGTAACTAAAGAAGATACCAAACGTGATAAAAAGACAATGACAACCGAAGAATTAAGGGATTATTTATATAAAAATGGTTTTAAAATAGATGGTAAAGAATATGTGGAATTGAAACGCTCTGGAAGTAAGGCAAAAGAGGGAGATCATTTATTCATACTTAAAAAGCATTACAAGGAAATGAGTAGTTTCGGAAGATTGAATATCAATGTACCAAAAACCAAAGAAATCACAAAGAATAAACCAAAGATTGATTTAACCAGTGTGAAAGCTTATGAAGCATTAACAGGAAGTTCACTAGAAAGAATATTCAACATTCCAAAAGAAGAAATACTCATAGTTAGAGATATAAAGAATGCTTTTAATGTCGGTGCTTATGTGGTATCTATGGGTAAAGATAAAATCCCATATGCACACTACACCGATAACTATAGAATGGAGAATGATTGCTTTGATGGTGAAAGCTTGCTCGATTCGTCCTATTTTCCTAAAGATAAAAACGGAGAAATGACAGGAATGCAACTCCTAAGAAATACACTCCTAAAAACGTGTGCATTCAACACTAATATTCAGGAATTTTACAAAGATAGAGGAATTACAACGGTTTATAATGCTTATGGTGATCCACAGGATGCCAGTAAGGTGAGATTGATTATTACCCCTAACTCATTAAAGATATACAAGCTGAAAGAGTTTATAAAAAAGGATTGTACCAATAAAGAAGCTTATGAATATTGGATTAATAATATTTCTGATACTTTCGGAGTGGTAAAGTCGGAGCATATCAGCACATATGGGAATGGTCGGTATAATCGTCTTTCTTACCAGATGATTAATTCATTACCTTTGACCTATGATGATATCTTAGAACTGATTAAAACAGATATGAAGTATATACACCTAGTTAAAAACCATGTATCAGTATACAGAGAGCATATCAAGAACACTAATATAAACGCTAGTGGCAGCTTCATTGATAATATGCTTGTATGTGATGATAATTTCAAAGATACGGATATGTGCAAAAAGAATAGAGATAGTGCGGTAACTCATTACAAAAATAAGCTATACAAGGGCAAAATGGCGGTAAAAGGTGACTATGGTACAATTTGCTCCATGCCTTGGGAACTCCTTAATTCTACTCTATATCAACAGACAGATGAAACATTTTACAAGTTTCAACTAAGTTTAAAACCTTTGCAAGCTAAAGGAGAGATATACAAAGCTGATTTAGAACTGAATGAGGAAGTAGCAATTTTCCGTAGTCCTCATATTTGTGCTTCAAATGTCATTGTAGGAGAAATGAAAGAACATGAAGAATTTAAAACATGGTTTAACTTTACCAAAGGTATTCTTGTAGTTACTCCTTGGGAATGGGATATCATGGAGCGTGGAAACTCACTTGATTTCGATTCAGATCAGGCTCTAGTTGTCCGAGAAAAATGTATCCTTGAACGAGCCAAAGAGGTACAAACAAGCAAATATGCTACACCAGTACACGACATTCCAAACAGTAAAAAGCCTAGATATAACACTCCTGAAAGTTTGGCTGATTTAGATAGCACATTATCAATTAATAAGATAGGTGAGATAGTAAACCTTAGTCAAGTTCTTAATTCTTATTACTGGAATGAATACTATAAGGGAGATAAGGCAGATAAAGAGTTATTAGATAAAATATATGAGAAAGTCATAGTATTAGCTATATTATCAAATATTGAAATAGACAAAGCAAAGCATACCTTTGATTTAGAAATGGATAAGATATTAGACGATATCAGAGCATTGGAGCATAAGGAAAAACCTTTATTTGAAAAGGCAGAGGTTGATATCAGAAAATCATATACCAAAGAAGAACATAAAAAGTTATATGATTTGAATAAGCAGATCATGGCAATAAATAAAATGCTTAAGTATCGTGAATTTGATGAAAAATCAAAAGAGGAATGCAAAAAGGAGAAGAAAGAAGCTAAAGATAAGATATATGAAATACTGTCACAAAAACAGATTAATGAAGATGGTACAAAGCCTAAAAAGGTTAAGCGTCCTGACTTCCTAAGACATAATCAAGAGGGTGTATATGCTTGGGATGATAGTATTGATTGCCCTATGAATTATCTTATCAAAGCCATAAAAGAAAATATCCCAACGATAGACAATGAAAACCGAAGTGAAACTATTCCACTTGAAACTTATTTTAAATCGAATGAAATTGATATCGAAAAAGGATTAAGGAGACAAAGAACAGCTATTTATAAAATCATACTGGATAAGGAAAAAGAGAAAGATAAAATGTATGATGATAAGGATAGGGATAAATCAAAGGATAAGCAACATATAAAGGCATTGGAAGATACAGCAGTATATTTGATTAATAGAATGGATATAAGCCTTAATACAATGATGTCAACGATAAAACACATATATGAAAAAGATATCAATGGAGAATGGGAAGATGAATATATTCATTACCACAGGACTAAGATTTTGAGTATGCTTTTCAACGCAAGACCACAATTATTCCTATTATGCTTTAACCTATGTGCTACAGAAAGGACAGAATTGGAGCAAGATGAAAATGGAGAAATTGAGTTATGGGGAATTAAATATACGGAAAAAACGTACAAAATAACAAAATAATTACACGAAAAAAATATAGTGATATCACTTAGAGCCTTATAACTTAACGGTTATAGGGTTCTAGGCTTTTCCACTATATAGGGGATATAACTCGAATTAGACATATTCCTTTGCTCTATGCTTATAATAGCATACTACTAAAGATATGTCAACACTTTTTTTATTCAATTTTTTTGACAAATAAAAATAGATAGAATATTTACTTCTGGTACTAATCATACCACCATCTAAATTATATGTCAATACTTAAATTAACAATTTCGTTCATTTATTGATAATCTCTCTTTCTTGGGGTATCTCTGAAAAGAATACCCCACTTTCTACAATAATTTGTCCGCCTTTTCTCAGCGATTTAGCGGATTTAATTATACATTTGTTTTGTTCATTTTTTCTCTTAACAAGACGTATGCAACAATTGTCTGAATTATTCTGTAATTCAACTTTTGTACATAAGTAAAGGTAATTTCTGAATGTCTTGATGTGGGATCATGCCCCACCGCCTCCAAAGCAAAGAAAAGACATTTCTAGGCACTAGAAGCAGGTTAATGACCTGACAAGGTAGTGAGTACTCTATCTGCTGTCTACTCTTCATGGGTAGACGGTTGCCAAAACTTCCAAAAGCTTTTCTTCTTAGTTTTTTCTTCAATAACCATTCGTTGTAATTCGATTATATGGTTTGATTGAGTAATTACTTTATCCTGAACAGTGGATAATTTATAAAGTAGATTTTTATTTTCTTGTTGTAGTTTTCTAATTTCATCATCCTTTTTGGTGTCAATAACTACAATAGAGTCACCCTCTATTTTTTCATCAAGAAAATTAACTGCAAAATCATCAAGGTTTTTTACTCCGTTTTCCTTAATAACGTGTGGATCAAGTTCGGCAGCATATCTTTTTATATGTTGATAGATGCTCTGTGGACTTACCCCTTTACTGGAAGCGTAATTTTTAATAGAAATCATAGGTAAACAGTTCCCCTTTCAAGTATGTTTTCAATCTTGACAAGTGCTTTTAAAATCAGTTTAAACTAAGTTTTCAATCTTTGCAAGTAGTTTTAAATCAGTTAATTAGCTTACCGAATAAATCGGTAGGCTTTTTATATATCAACTAAAAATATCACAGGGGCAAAGCTACGAACTCCAACGAGGGCATAGTGTAGCAACTAGAAAGAGGTAAATCATGGAATTATCAGAATTAGGATTGTCAGAAGAACAATTATCAGCAGTACAGAAAGCTATTCAGAGTGAATCGGATAAGGTAAGAACTGATTACAGTACGAAACTTAAAACCGCAAACGATGAATTATTGAAGTACAAGCCTTTTGAAAAGTCAGATGCAGAAAAGGCACTTGAACAGAAACAAAAGGAGTTAGAAGCAAAAGAAAAAGAACTTGCTAATAAGGAACGAGCCTATACAGTACAGGAGAAACTTACTGAAAAAGGATTACCGTCTGGATTAGCAAAGTATTTAAGTGTAGGTGAGGATATTGATACCGCTATCAATGAATTGGGTGGTACATTAAACAATTATTTCCTTGAAAATGGATTTAAGCCTACTAACCATCCCAAAAATGAGGGGATTACAAAGGAGCAGTTCAGCAAAATGTCTTATTCTGAAAGGGAAAAGCTTTTTACAACTAATCCAGAACTATATAAGAAATTTACACAATAAGAAAGGTATAGGTGACATAAATGGCTTTAATTAAACCAGAAGTATATTCTCCGTTGGTACGTGAAAAATTTGTAGGACAGATCAAAGTCGGTAAAATGGCGGTTGATTTAGGATATTTAAAGAATACTACGGTAGGAGAAACAGTTACATTTCCTAAATGGAAATTGCTGTCTGATGCTACGGACGTTGTAAAGGGTACTCCGATTGCAACCGAATCTTTAGATCAGGATTCCAGTCAGGCAACTATTAAGATGGTTGCTCCTAAAGGTACACAGATTTATGATATGGATAATTTAACTATGCTTGGTAATGCAGTTAACGAAGCAGCTACACAGCATGGAAAGATTATTGCTCGTAAATTGGATGCAGACCTTATTACAGAAGCTTTAACAACCCCTTTAAAGTCTGCTACAGCAAGTGCAACAGCTATTACTGGTGCAGAAATGCTTACAGCTTTAACTAAATACGGTGATGAAAGAGATACCGAAGATTTTGCAGGTATCGTTATCAATTCCTTATTACTTCCTAGTTTCATTGGTATGAATGAATTCGTATCTACTGAAAAGGCATATGTAACAGATGGTAACGGTATTGTAAGAGGTGGCTTAGTTGGTTACTTCCTTGGTATCCCTGTAGTAATGACCGATAAGGGTACTTATGACAGTACAGCTAATGAGTGTATTACATTCATTATCAAAAAGAACTCCCTTGGTTATATGACTAAGAGAGATATTAATACAGAGGAAGAGAGAGAAGCAAGTTACAAGCGTTCTACAATCTATTCTGATATGATTTATGCAGTTAAGTTATTAGCTGATGATGGTATTGTGGTAGTTCGTAAGACTATCGTTTAATACATATTATAGGGGTGTCCTTTTGTGGGATGCCCCATTTTATTTTAAAGGAGTTGAAAAGATGCTTAATGGTAAGAAACTACAGTATTTAAGGAGATTGAACGGTTACACACAAAAATATATAGCTGATGCAATCGGAGTATCTGAACGATGGATTGGAAAGGTTGAAAATGAGGGTGAAACACTTTCAGAAGAAACCTATAACAAGTGGCTACAAGCTTTATATGGTAACCTCAAACCAAAGAAAGAAAAGAAAAAATCATAGGTTAGAAGTATGTTTTTTAATCAAAAAATTTGATAAGAAAGGATTATTATGACAGGTAAAGAATTTAGAAAATGGCGAAGAATAAACGAACTTACACAAGACGAAGTATCGGAACAATGTAATATTGATACTGCTACAATTTCCAGATGGGAACGTGACAAGGCAATTATCACAGAGAAGAATTACAAAGCATTATTAGAATTAATGAATTCAAACGTAGCTAATGAAGCTTACGAATAATAGAAAGTGGGGTATTTTAAATATGTTTGGCAAGGTTGCAAAGTACTTTAAAGAAAAAGGATATGGTTTTATCATTGGTGATGATGGAGCTTCTTATTTTGCTCATGTAAGCAATATACAAGATGGATTTTTAGAAAGAGGATACATAGTAAATTTTGAGGTTTTCACGGACAAACAAGGAAAAACCAAAGCAACAAATGTAATCGTAGTAGAAGCTGATAACGATGAACGTAGGGGGTAATATATAAATGAGTAGCTTAACAGTAATTGCAGAACAAAGAAGATTAACTTTTGCTTGCGACACAGCCCATTCACAAGTTATATGTGATTCAAAGAACCTAGGCAAAAGTGATATATTTAGATTTAAAGATGAAGTAGTTGAGAAAATTCATCAAGTAGGAAAAGACATGGTTTTTATAGCTGGCGAATCTGGTGCTACAGATGATGTTAGAAATAAAATAAATGATTTCTTAAACAATAAAAAGCATATAAATATAGAATTATTAAAGCAATATGCTTTTAAAACATATCCATATTCAGAGTGTCAGGTTAAAGCTTATGGATTTAGTTATCTTGGAATTACAATACTACAGGTTATTAATAATCAGAGTATTATTATTCAGTTAGATCAATGTAAGGATTTTGAACCTGTAATCACAGAACCAAAAACAGGAGAGATAAAACTATTAGTAGATGGTTTTGATAATAAAAGAATATATGCTAATGCTATGCCATTCTTCCAGAAGCTTCAAAACTATGGATTTAGACAACCAGAAGCATTTTGCACCTTATACCAGAATAATTACAGTGAGGGTGTAGGCGGTTATATAAGAGTTTATAAGATGGATTGGGAAGGAACATCCTTATTGAAAGATTATAAGCTTGATGAAAAGGACTTAAAATATGTTAATTTTAATGAAGAGGGAAAAGCTTGGGTAGATAAAGACAAGATGAATTTTACATCTCATTTACAAGGTGCATCTGGAACATTTCAAGGAACAGTTCAAGCAGGACGAGTTGAGGGCGGAGTAATCGAGGGTGCAGTTATGAACGCTTCAACAATCAACGGAACTGTAATCAACGGATCAACGATATATGGAGGTGAAATATATGGTGGTTCAATTACAAGTGAAGCAGGTGGGATTGATTATGGAACGGTTACTATTGATGATGGTGCTGTGATTTCCTCATTTGATAATGGTGGGGATCATATTGAACTTACTATGGGCGGTGTATCCTTTGATGTTGGAATTCATTTAGCAGATGGTAGGACAGCATATTCAAACTTACAGCACTCTGGTGTAAGAACTGGAATAACTGGCGGTAATTATGCAGAATATTTAAGAACTGGAATTAATCTTGGTACTCCAAGTACTTATAATTTTACAGTAGATCCTAGTGGTAATGTATCTTGTAAAACCTTGAATATTAATGGTGCTTCTCCTTTAACTACAAGTAATTATTCTTCTTATGCCGCTCCTTTGTCCCATAATCAATCATCATATACAATCACCCCAACATTAACCGCAGAGGGCAATATAAATCTACTTGGTGAGCCAAATGCAGCAAGCGTTACATGGACAGTAGCTAATTTTGAACAAAAGACCTCTTCCGACTTTAGAATGAAAAAGAATATCTTTTCACTTGATAATTTATCAGATGATCTTTATCTATCACTTAAACCGAAGCAATATGAATTCAAAACGGACGGATATGGTAAAGGTATAAATTTTGGATTTGTAAGTCAACAGATAGAAAATTCATTTAGTCAGTTCGGATTAAATCCATTTGATTATAACTTAATTCAAATAGAAAAGCCTAGAACCTATTTTGATGAAGATTTATATGTAAAAGGAGAACTACATACCGTAAATTACACCAACATGATACCTTGGAATACTAACATGATACAGAAACTTTATAAGAGAATTGATGATTTAGAGAAACGTGTAACCGCATTAGAAACTAAAAATAATACCGATTTATCAGAAAATTCAACAAATTAATTGTTATTTTTACACAATAATTGGTAATTATTTACAAATTTATTTGAATACACTATATTTCTCTTTACTTGATATCACTTATATGATAAAATGATAACATAATAAATAAGGAGATGTCATTCATGCAATACATAGAAAATACAACAAATGAAGCAATAGTAATATTTGCTGGTCATGTAGCAAGAAAATTGCTTAAAAGAGGTTTTACGATTATCGACATTAAGCCAGATCATACAAATAAGTTAAAAACAGTATTTGTATTCAGAGTCGAAAGAGATATTGAACAGCAACTTGCAGAAATTACATATAACGAAGAGAAAAATAGAGAAAAAATATTAGCATAGTAATCCCTTAAAGGGGTGTCATTTTCGACACCTCATTTTTATTTACTATATTTGTAAGTATTCAAAAAAACACAACAAAAAAGGAGACAACTAAACAATGAAAGTTAAACTGATGCTAGATAAGCATGAGTTTCAGGCTAAACCTACGGGATTTGAAACGGGGGGTATTCAGAAACGAATTGCACAAACAGAAATCGAGATCGAAGAACTTGCAAACGGTCTATGTCATGGCTATACATGCAAACCGGCACTTCTTATTGGTAGTAAGAGTGCCGATTGGATAGAACAACAAGTATTCATGTTAGATTTTGACCACGGTACGACGGTTGGGGAACAGTTGATTACCGCGGAACAGTTAGGTATTAAACCAGTATTCTTATATACATCTTTTAGTCATACAGAAGCAGAACACCGCTTTCGTATGGTTTTCATCAATGATTATATTATAACAGATGTAGAGCAAAGAAACAAGCTACAATCTACGCTAATTCACCTTTTCGAGAAATCGGACAAGGTTACTTTTGATTGTACAAGAATATTCTATGGTGGGTGTGGTCACACTCCTATTTCCCCAAACTATGAAGCAAGAATAAACGCTGACGAAATTATCAACAAGTATTACAAGCCTGAATATGATATCTCTAAGCCTGTCAAAAAGGCTAAAATCAAGGAGAAATCCATTGATAAAGAGAATATTAAGCTTGCGACTAATGATGATTATTTAGCGAACGTACAAGCCATAAAAGAGTTAAATGTACGCAAAATGAGGGACTTAGTAGGAACTTCATTGAAAAGGGTAGGTAATAAAGAAGATAACCTCTTATCACCTACCCCTAACAGTGAAAGTCGTGTAGTGCTTCGCTCCTTGAATGAGATGTACGATTATATAAATTCTATTGATTTATGCACTTTTTTGGGCATAGAAGAGGGTTATTTCATTAATTGTATTCTACCTAATCATGATGATGATAACCCATCTGCACATATATTTACTACTAAGGACGGAACACAAGTATATAAATGCTTTGGTTGTGGTAGAGCATTAACTATCATTGCATTAGTGGAGATACTAGCAAAGACAACCAGAAGAAAGTCAATCGAATTTATCAAGAGAGTT